GGTCTTCGTGGCCCGCCGGGCCGGTGGTTGGACGGCAAGGGAGAAGCCAAGCGACCGGATAACGCCGAGCAGAGTCGTCAGCTTGGGGTCGCCGGTGGGGCTCAGTGTCTTGTAGAGCGCCTCGCGCGTCACACCTGCGCCGCGGGCTACCTCGGCCATCCCCCGCGCTCGTGCAATGACGCCAAGTGCGTTGGCGATGTACCCGGCATCGCCCGACTCCAGGGCGTCGGTCAGCAGCTCAGCCTGAGCCTTGGCAGAACCAAGGTAGCGCGCCGCATCAAAGGCGATCGTCTTCGTAGCCATCTTCAATCCTCCAGGTCCGCCGCCAACGCTTTTGCCGCCCTGATGTCGCGAGACTGCGTACGTTTGTCTCCGCCACACAGCAGGACAATCATGATCTTCCCCCGTTGTACGAAGTACACTCGGTAACCGGGGCCGTAGTCGATCCGCAACTCGGAGACGCCCTCTCCAACTGGCTTGACGTCTCCGAGGAGGCCCGACTGCAAGCGCACGATACGCTGGGCAATACGCTCAGCAGCGCGCTGGTCGGCAAGTCGTTCCAGCCAGCGGCTGAAGACAACAGTCTGGCGTACCTCGAACACGTGTAACCTCTAGGTTACTGACGTTGAGGCGTCAACTGCAGATTACAAATGAAACGGTGCGCCGAATGGCGCCCAACCATAGGATTTACAAGTGACCCGCCCTGGACGCGGTCGGCCTGCACACACGCCGACCGACGAAAGCCGCAACCTCGTGGAGTCGCTGTCCGGCTTCGGCATCCCCCAGGACGAGATCGCCCGCCTGGTCGGCATCGACCCGAAGACGCTGCGCTTCCACTACGCCGACCAGATCGAGCTGGGGAGCATCAAGGCTACGGCCAAGGTGGCCCAGAACTTGTTCACCATGGCGTGCAAGCCGACCCGTGAAGGCCTGTCGGCGGCGATCTTCTGGCTGAAGGTGCGGGCAGGCTGGTCGGAGTATGCGCCGAAGCGCGTGGAAGAGCCTCTGGGCAAGAAGGAACTGGCCGAGCGTGAGGCGCTGACGGCCGGCGACGGCAACGAGTGGGGCCGGCTGGTTAACTGAGCTTGCTATTGGAGCCGACACGTCAAATCAGAAGGGGCAGATGCGAATGCTAATGTCGCGTGAGCCGCTCGTCCTTCAAGGTGGATGAGGCGACCGCAGGATCGAGGCTGGAAATACGCAAGACGACAATCTCGGGCGCGCGGGAGACTTCCTTCAAGGAATCTGCGAGCTGCTTGGCCCCAGAGTGGACTTCGAACGCCCAGTGAAAATCGACCATCCCCTCGTAGTCGGTAGATTCATCCGGCTCAACGCCGGCAAGAGTGACAAGGTTCTGTCGAATGTCCTGAAACCTGTCGGTTTTCTTGACCCACACCGTCACTGAGAACCTGGGTAGCCGAGCCATACCTCTCATTCCAACTTCCCTCTTGCGCGATGGCTTGCAGCCGATGGTGCGCCAGCCGAGTCCTGTTCAGCCGCCGTCCCTCCGTGGCTCGTATCATGCTGGCGACAACGCGAGAAGGCGGCAGGAGGCCGAAGCATCTGGGAGATTCGTGCAGACATGGAGCCCTGGTCGCTGGCCGTACCGGATTGGCGCGAGCGCATCCGGACGGGACGGTCGCTGCTGCCCGATCTGCCCCAGGTCAATCGGGCCCAGGCCAATCGTGCCGTAGCGATCTTCAACAAGCTGCGCCTGCCCGACGTGATCGGCACACCGGCGCTGGCGGAGGCAGGTGCGGACTGGTTCCGCGAGCTCGTTGGCGCGCTGCACGGCTCGTTCGACCCCATCGCCCGGGAGCGGATGATCCGCGAGATCTTCCTGCTGGCGCCGAAGAAGAGCTCGAAGACGTCGTACGCGGCGGCGCTGATGGTCACGACGCTGCTGATGAACGAGCGACCGCGGGCAGAATTCCTGCTGGTGGCGCCGACGGTGTCGCTGGCCCACATCGCTTTTAGCCAGGCGCTGGGCATGGTCGACAAGGATCCGGACGGGTTCCTCAGGAAGCGCCTGCACGTGCAGGAGCATTTGAGGAAGATCACCGATCGTCGGACCAAAGCTACCCTGGAGATCAAGGCGTTCGACACCACGGTGCTGACGGGCGTGAAGCCCACCGGCGTACTGCTCGACGAGCTGCACGAGATCGCCAAGGTGGCGGCGGCCGAGCGGATCATCGGCCAGCTGCGGGGCGGGCTGCTGCCCAACCCCGAGGGCTTCCTGGTGTTCATCACCACGCAGTCGGACGAGCCGCCACGAGGGGCGTTTCGAGCCGAGCTGATGGTGGCGCGCGCCATCCGCGACGGTAAGGCCCGTGGAGCGATGCTGCCTGTGCTCTACGAGTTCCCCGAGGACATCGCCAACGACACCGCTGACCCGCCGGCTTGGCAGGATTCCAGCAAGTGGTGGATGGTGACGCCGAACCGGGACCGGTCGGTCACGATCAAGCGACTGGAGGACGACTGGGCGCAGGCGAAGGCGAAGGGGCAGGGCGAGATCATTCGCTGGGCCTCCCAGCATCTCAACATCGAGATCGGGTTGGCGCTGCGTTCCGACCGCTGGGTCGGCGCCGATCTCTGGCAGCGGGCAGGCGACAAGACGCTTACCCTGGACGCCCTGATCGAGCGGAGCGAGGTGGTGGTGATCGGCATCGACGGTGGCGGCCTGGACGATCTGCTGGGTCTCGCGGTGCTTGGCCGCGACAGCATCACTCGGCAGTGGCTGCTGTGGTCGCGCGCCTGGGCGCACGGTTCGGTGCTGGAGCGGCGCAAGAGCGAGGCTTCGGTACTCCGCGACTTCGAGATCGCCGGCGACCTGCGGATCGTCACCAACCTGGGCGACGACATCGCCGAGATCGCGGCCCTGGCCGAGCGGATCGACGAGAGTGGCAAGCTGGGCTCGGTCGGCCTCGATCCATTCGGCGTCGGCGCCATCGTGGACGCACTGGCCGAGGTGGGGATTGCCGGCAATGACAGGGTGGTCGGCATCACGCAGGGTTGGAAGCTCACCGGCGCGATCAAGACCGCTGAACGCAAGCTGGCCGACGGCACTTTTAGCCATGGCGGCCTTGGCCTGATGGCCTGGGCAGTGGGCAACGCCAGGGTAGAACCCAAGGGCAATGCCATCGTGATCACGAAACAGGCGTCAGGCACCGCCAAGATCGATCCGCTGATGGCAGCGTTCAACGCGGTGGCCTTGATGGCGATGAATCCGCAGTCCGCCGGCCGGTCGTATCTGCGGTCGAGCGAGATGCTCGTTCTTTAGAGGGAACCATGATGAAGCTGCTCGCCGCCGCCGTACGCACAATCGCAATGGCGGTGCCCAGTCTTGTCCGCGATCTGGCGGGCCTCTGCGGTGTCGGCCTCGTCTCCTACGGCGCGTGGATGATCTACCCGCCCGCCGGCTTTATCACCGGAGGCTTGCTGCTGATCGTCGGCACCCTGCTCATCGCGCTCGGCAACCGCGCAGCCGGTTGATGGAGGGATTGTTCGGCTCCCTGGCGTCCAGCCTGCGACGCCGCGAGCTGAAAGCGACCGACGCGGGGAACCTCAGTTGGGCGGCGCTATTCGGCCAGCAGAATTCGCGGGCCGGCGTGTCGGTCAACGTCGACAGTGCGCTGAAGGTATCGACGGTGTTCGCCTGCCTGCGTGTCCTGGCCGACGGCATCGCGCAGGTGCCGTTAAAAGTTTACCGGGAGAAGGCCGACGGCTCGAAGGAGCTGGCGAAGGACCATCCGGCGTACCGGCTGCTGTCGCGCCGGCCGAACGAGTGGATGACGTCATTCGAGTTCCGGCAGGTCATGATGTTCCATGCTGTTCTGCTCGGGAACGGCTGCGCCTATATAGGCCGCATCCGCGGCGTGCCGCGTGAGCTGATCCCGCTGGTGCCCGGCAGCTATACGATCGAGCAGGCGAAGGATTACACGCTCACCTACCGGCTAACCGGCCTGAATGGGCAAACGACGGTCCTGCCACGCGAGGATGTGTTCCATCTGCGGGGCCCCAGTTGGACCGGCGTCGCCGGCCTCGACGCCCTGCAGGTCGCGCGCGAGGCGGTGGGGCTGGCGATTGCGACCGAGGAAACGCATGCGGCGCTCCACGCCAACGGCACTCAGCCGGGCGGCGTCCTGTCCGTAAAGGGCTCCCTGGACGATGCCGCCCGGGCGCGCCTGAAGGAATCTTGGGCGCAGTACCAGGGCGGGCTCGCGAACCGGTTCAAGACGGCAGTGCTCGACATGGACAGCACCTGGACACCGCTTGGCATGAAGGGGGTGGATGCCGAGCATCTCGACACGCGCCGGTTCCAGATCGAGGAGATCTGTCGTGACCTAAAAGTGTTCCCGCAGATGGTGGGCTACGCCGACAAGACCGCGACCTTCGCCTCGGCGGAGGCGTTCTTTCTGGCCCACGTCATCCACACGCTCAATCCATGGATCGAGAACTGGGAGCAGTCGCTGGCCCGCGACCTCTTCCCCGACGAGGACGACATCGTCGCGAAGTTTTCGATGCAGGGCCTGCTGCGCGGCGACAACGCGGCGCGCGCCACCTTTTACGCCAGCGGCATCACCAATGGCTGGCTGACCCGCAACGAGGCGCGGCGGCTGGAAGATCTGAACCCGATCGAGGGACTGGGCGAGCCGCTACTGCCCCTCAACATGAGCACACAGGCCGAGCGCTCTCTGCCGCTGCTGCCCGGAGGCAACTGACATGCTGCGTACCACCCGGCCGTTCGAGCTGAAGTTCGCGAGCGACACGAAGCCGGGGTCTTTCTCCGGTTACGGCGCGGTGTTCGACAACATCGACGACGGCGGCGACATGATCGTCAAAGGCGCTTTCAGGGACACGCTCGCCGAGTGGAAGGCCAAGGGCAAGATGCCGAAGATGCTGTGGCATCACGGTCTTGGCATGTCGTCGGAGGACCTGCTGCCGATCGGCTACTGGACCGGCATGGAGGAGGACGACCACGGCCTGAGGGTCGAGGGCCAGCTCATCGCCCTGGATACCGACCGCGGCCGCACCCTGCACGAAGGCATGATGGCCGAGGCGATCGACGCCATGTCGATCACCTACTCGGTCGTGGAGAGCTCCTACGGGAAGCTCGCGGGCGAGACCTTCCGCTCCATCAGCAAGCTCGACCTTTACGAGGTGGGCCCCGTGCTGTGGGGCATGAACGAGCAGGCCGGGATCGAGGACGCCAAGGCGTCGAAGAACATCAAGACCATCCGAGATTTCGAAAGCTTCCTGCGGGATGCAGGCGGGTTTTCGATTGCTGCCGCCAAGGCGATAGCCAGCGGCGGTTACAAGGCCAATCCGACCCCTCGGGATGAGGGCGGGACGGCGAAGGAGCTGGAGGCACTGCGCGACCGTGCCACCAGCGTTTTCTCCCCCTGAACCGAAGGACAGGACAATGAATATGGGCAATCTGCGCCGCATCGAGCGCAAGGATGACGGCGGTGCCAATGTCGCCGCCGAGGTCAAGAAGGTCGTCGACCCGCTGATGACGGGCTTCGAGGAGTTCAAGAAGACGAACGATCAGCGCCTGGCCGAGATCGAGAAGAAGGGGGCGGCCGATCCCCTGACGCTGGAAAAGCTCGGCAAGATCGAGGCCGACCTCGCCCGGACCGAAGAGGTGAACCAGAAGCTGGTCGCCATCGAGCGGGAGGCCAAGGCCGCGATCGAGCGCGAGCAGGAGCTGCGCGAGACCATCGACAGGCTGGAACTCAAACTCAAGCGGCCCCTGGTCGGCGGCGAAGACCTCAAACTGCAGCGCAAGGTCACACACGCGACGTGGGCACGCGCGGCGGTCCTGTCTTCGATGGGGGGAACGCCGCTCTCGGACGAGCACCGCAAGGTGCTGGCCGACGTCGAGACCGAATGCAAGTCGCTCTCGATCCAGAACGACACGACCGGCGGCTACCTGGCGCCTCCGGAGTATGTGAAAGAGATCATAAAAGGCATCACCGAGATGTCGCCGGTTCGCTCCCTGGTCCGGGTCCGCTCGACCGGGGCCAAGTCGATCATGCTGCCCAAGCGCACCGGCCAGTTTGCCGCGCGTCGCGTGGGCGAGCAGGAGACCCGTACTGAGACCACCGGTCTTACCTGGGGCATGATCGAGATCGTGGCTCCGGAGATGTGCGCGCTGATCGATATCAGTCGGCAGAACCTGGAAGATTCGGCGTTCGATCTGGAAGCCGAGCTGCGGCTGGAAGCTGACGAGCAGTTTGCGGTCAAGGAAGGCGCCGAGGTCGTGTCGGGCACGGGCGTCAACCAGTGCGAGGGGTTTCTGACCAATACCGACGTGGGCTCGACCGTCTCGGGGTCCGCGGCCACCGTGGCGGACGCCAATGGCCAGGCGGACGGCATCCTGACCCTGAAACACGCGATCAAGACGCCCTATACGCGCAATGCCACCTGGGCGCTGAACCGCACGACGCTCGGTTCGGTCCGCAAGCTAAAAGATGGCAACAAGCAGTACATCTGGATGCCCGGTATTGCGCTAGGCAAGCCCAACACCATCGACGGCGACCCGTATGTGGAAGTCCCTGACATGCCGAGCGAGGGGGCGAATACGTATCCCATCGCCTACGGCGACTTCGCCCGGGCTTATACGCTGGTCGATCGCCTC